TCCATAGCAGTTTTAATAGCTGCTCTTTGGAAGTATTTCATACCATTAGGCACGTCTGTTGTAATGTAGAACGCATCTGTATCAGTTAAGAAATTGTTAACCACATAACCTTGTGGAACCATTCCCATTGATCTGATAGCGTTTGTATCATTATCAGCAGTACCAACTCTTTTATCAGACTTCATAAGTCTTTCAGCTGTGAATTGTAGTTCAGAAGGAATAATCATTTTCATTCCTCTTGCTGCAATTTTTAAACCTCTTTCGTCAGTCATAGCCGCAATATCAATTAACGACTGCTCTAACGAAGTTTCGTTTAAGTCAGCTTGAGTTGTTAAAGTGTTTTTAACTGTACCAGCGATTGTTGGGTGAGCTGTGTTAAATAATGAAACACCATCACCTGAATCGAAGTTATCAGTTGTAGGTAATCCTTGAATTAAAGGATTAACTGCTTTCACTTGTTTTGTTTGTGCCATTGATCTAGCTAACGCTTTTGTATATCTAGATGCTAATCTGTCATACAGATTATCTTCAATAGCTTCTTCAGTAATCGAGAATGCTAAAGCCACTGTCTCGTGAGTGTATCTAGCAGTGTAAGTCTCTTGAGCATTGTCAAAAGTCACTCCAGAACCCTCAGCTTTAACTTGAGCTTGAGCAAATCCTGATAACATTACTTCTTCTTCAAACGCTCTGTCAGAAGATTCAGTAGTGTAGATCTCAGCATGCTGATTCTCGTACTGTTTATATTCCAGGCCGAATAAGGCATTCAAACCTGGCTCTAGTTCTTTAACTAGTTGTCCTCTACTTATCGCCATAATTATATACTCCTTATATTATACGCCTGCTTCTTGTTTCAAGAAGTGTTCGTTGATTGTAACAACCCAGTTTACGTTTGCTGCTGTTAAGTCATTGTTTTCTGGATCTTTAGAAACACCGATAATCTTTAATTGACCATCAGAAGTTGCTAGATCTCCATTATCTAACTCAACTTTTGAAACGTAGTTAGGTGAGCTTCCTGCTGTGTACTCGATGTCAGCTACATTACCAACATCAGTTTGCTCAGAAGCACCTGAATTGTTTGATTGTATTTCGAATCTCTCATACGGATCATCTGCTACGAAACCGACAATGTCAGTCGCAGTATTTGAAGCCTCTAAGTGATTCGCCCATGTTGGTTTGCTTGTCGAAGCGTCAGTATAGAATACACCATTCATTGCTCCTAATAAAACATCACCTGCTGCTGCCACACCAATTGTACCAGTAGCTAACATTTTTACTGGATCCCATTGGTAAATAGCTGTTGCAGAAGCTGCAATGCTGTACTCGGATAAACCTTGGTTGTCTCTATTCTGACCAACTTTTCCAATTGCTTTCAAACCGAAAGCGGCGTCTTTATTTGCCATAGTTGTGTCCTCCTTTAGACATTATTGATTTATCCTTTGATGGTTTAAGAATTCTGTTTAGGATTTCTTTGAGCCACCGAAGGTTACACGAGACTGCCTATCAATATTGATTGGCATACTCTGGTGCTGTTCCTTCATAAGATCGTTGTCGAGCGCTTGGACTTGTTCCATGCCTTGTTGAGCATAGTAATCTTGTCTTTGCTTTGCGATCTCTTCAGGTACCCTTGTCAGCACAAGGCCACCAACTCCGATCACTCCTGCATATTTGCCATCTTCAACCACGGGATAATCTGAATCAGGATATTCGTCAGCTCTTACTAACTCATAACCTTGTCTAATTCTTCCAGAGACATTCTTAGTGTCATTGAAACCTAGACTCTCAGCTCTTACCCATCTATGTCTGAAACCTGTTGGCGCAGGTGGTGCATCTAAAGATGATGGTGGAGACCAAACTTTTTTCTGAGCTGTTTTTTCTCTAGTTTGACTCGCACGGGAAGTTCTTTTTTCATTGTCATTACTCATATGCTTATACCTCCTTCGTGATATTTAATTGTTTCGCATATTCTTCAAGTGGCACACCTAATTTTTTAGCGATTGCTACCTGTGAAGGTGTGAGTCTTACAGTTTTGCGACCAGTTTTCGTAGTTCTTTTTGCCGAAGCAACTGTTTGTACAGGCTTGGTCGTTTCCGTAGGATTCTTTCTATCAAATTTATGCGGAAATTCAAGTCTTATTCTCTTGTCTATTTCTGCATTATATTCATCACTTGATGGGTCATAACCCTCTTCTTCAGTTAACTTTTTGTGTAAATCAAAAGCAGTATAAGTCATAGCCGTATCTTGACCAAACCATGCGTTTTTAGTTGCCCATGATTCAGCTTTAGGATCGGGTGCTCCTTGTGCTGCAGGTTGTCTATTTAAGTTAATTTCAGGACTAGGTTGTGACTCTTGTGTTTGTTGATTATATTCTTCTTGATCAACCCTTGTTTCTTCAAGTCTAGCTTTTCTATAACCAAGTTCAGATATCGTAGTTAAAGCTTCTGCTTCAGCTTTTAAATCATTTGCTTCTCTAGCTGCTGCTAGTTTTGCTTGAGCTGCTTGCACACCTGATGTAATTGAGTCTTCTGCATTTTTAAAAAACTCTGGTTCAAATCTAGAGATTCTTTCTTCAGCTTGTCTTTTTGCCGAAATCATTTTTTGGGCATAATTTAAAGCTTCATCTTTTTGTCTCTCAGCTTCTCTCCATTTACCTGTAAGTTTAGCAATTCTTCTTCTTACATCTTTTGAATATTGCTCTAACTCTTTTTCTTCGGAAGACGTTTCTTTTTTGTCTTCCGTTTTTTCTTCCACAACTGCAATTGTGTCAGAAGATTCACTATCTGCGTTGATAACGTCAGAAGTGTCATTACTAATTTGAACATCTTCTTGGTTCTCCTTTTCTTCTGGCAGTTCTATATCAGCACCTGGACCAGATGTATCTATATCAACTGTTTTCTTTTCTTCTACTTCGGGCATAGTTTCCTCCTATGTTAATATTGATGAAGTATATCTTCGGGGTTTTCGATGGTTGCTAAAACTTCATCGTCATTTAGCAATCTTACTTCCCCACCATCGATCTGAATTCTTGATCCAGCATATCTTGCAAAAATTACCCAATCACCTTTTTTACACCAAGGTCCTTCTGGAAATTTTTCTTTGTCATAACAATGTGGACCCATGGCAAGAACCAGACCGCAGGTAGAACCTACTTGCTGTCTCTCTAATGTATCTTGTCCAAGATATAATCCACCTTTAGTTTTTTCTGGCATTTTAAATGGCAGAACAACTAATCTCCATCCAGTTGGTTGAGGTAATTTATTTGATTCTTTTTTCTTTAAACGTTCATAGCCATCAACTTCTTTTTGATTAGCTTCTGCGTTTTGTTTCTCGTATTTATCTAATAATGCCGATTTAGTTTTCGGGGTTTCCGAAGTCGACAACGTTATTGGGTCTTTCAGTGTCATTTTTGTGCTCCTTTGGGTTTAGCAGGTTAGAGATTTCCTGTGATATTTTTAAATAGGCATGTGCCTGGCCCATCATATACTTGTATTTTTCCATATTGTCAATACCGCCACCAATCATAGTGTCTGCAATATCTTGATAATTTTCTTTTAAATATTTTTGTACTTTATTGAGTATTACTAATTCCTCGTTTAACATTAGCTATTTTACCTTTATTTTCACCTTTCTTAATTACGTATTTTTGTGTTCCATTCGCACCTGTCTCTACCTCTTTTTTAAGGTTTCGAAACAAATTCATTTGTTTATTTTCTTTTTCTTTTTCTTTTGAAAAAGCTTCTAATTTTTTTGTATCCCGCATAAAATATATTATCTACTTTCAACATGATATTGTCAAGACCAGCAAAGAATTTGTAAACTAACTTGTCTAGCATTTCCATCTTCTTCTAGCCTGTCTTAGTCTAGAATTAGGATCTGCTGCTGCCTTCGGAAACTTTTTCATTTGTCCTGCACTACGTGCACAATACGACTTTCTACGATTTGCAGCTTTTGATCCTGCTTTAACTTTACCAGTGACCGCTGTTTTTAATTTTGATCCAGGGTTTTCTCTTCTGTATCTTGCAACTCCAGCCTTAGTCATACCTGCACCAGACTTTGTTGATCTAAAATATT